TTCCAGCAGCTGGCTACCTGCGGGCCGCTCTCTGTTTCAATAGGGGAGTAACCTACTGCAAAGTTCAGTATCTTACGCAGTATAAGGGCTCTATCGCCCTTCTGTTCCGGTGTGGGGGCACTGAATAAGGTATCTGGGTTAGATAGAACACGCGTGTTGTGTAGTAGCCTCATACGATCTTGACACGATAACACTACCTGCACACCTGTATTAGCATCAGCCGTTACCTCTACCTTCTCAATGAAGCCCCAGAATACAGGGAATAGAGTAGCGCCCTCCTTCGGTTTCATATCTGTATTTGGTATAGGAAATGGTATATCAGATAGATTACTGATATCCAGTACCTGCTTATCTGACCCTACCATCCCCATGTAAATTCGTATCTCATCCTCCTCGCTGAGGTAAGGGTAGCGTCCGTCTCTGTACTTACTAACATCAGGTAACGCTGGTAGTAATCCTGGTGCATCTGGTACGGTTAGCGTTACGCGAGCTCTATTTATATTCCAGTTATCGGCGTTGATTATAACATCTACGGCGCGTACAGTCCAGCGACTCTTGTTTATATCAGTAGCGCATATCTGAGTGCCAAATAATATAGGTTGTATATCACTAACAGCTGTGGCCAGCGTTATTACTGCAGCAGGTGTCTTAGGAGGCATAATTAATAAAAAAGGAACTCAGGAAATCCTGAGCCCCATAAGCGGAGAGAATGTGGGATTATTGTGTAATACTATTCCCAAACGATGAAGAAGAGCTTCCCACAGATATAGGACGAGTTTGAGCCTTGAACTGCTGAACAGATTCAGGAATATACCGAATACCTTCAGCTACACCCTCCCAACGTTGTGCAGGTACGCGACGACCAGGCATGAAGCCGACGCTGTAATTATCTACCTTGCATCTAGTTATTTCATATCTGAACTTCGCCCTACGATTACGACTAGCAGCATTATTAGTGGGGAACTCTATGCCGCTCTGATTATCGCCATTAGAAGCGATATTCCAGAAGTCGAGGGATCCTAATCTACGGCTATCTGCTCCACTACGAGTTAGGTTATTGGTAAGACCACCATTAGTTACTAACTCAGACGCATTAGCATCGAAGGTAATCTGGAACCGGGGGCTCCGACCTAGTACTTGATCACGACCAATTTCATTAGTGCCGAACGTGCGGCCCATAAATTCACCATCAACTAAACCTTGTTCTAGTACCCACGCGATGTTATATTCCCCGTCTAGATAGACAGGTACGCGTTGGCCTAATTCTAAATAGGTCTCAGTCGAATTTCTAATACTGAGCGTCAGGGACTGGAACTTACCGAACCAGGCAACCTGTCCGCTACTAGTGTCATTAACCCAGACCTCGAAATCAAACCCACTAAAGGGATCGAGACCAAAGTTATTGACAGCAGGAGTGAGGAAAAGAGCATCTTTAGATGACATTATATTACTCGCCTAAGGGACTGGTTTCTGTGTCGCGGCTAATCGTCACGTAGATATAATCTGCGCTATAAAGGGGCTGGAATTGTAAACTAACGTATAGTTCGCGGCTAAAGTAAGACGCTGTGCTATTATTGCTGCTATCAATGATGGCGGGTCGGAAGCTAACAATGCTGCCATTCCGCTTAAGCTCGCCCATAAAAGCATTAAGAGCAGCGGCTATCTGATTACGGACTAAACGACTATTAGGCATAGCGACATAATTCCGTAGGATAGCGTGCGCCCCCTGCCTAACAACGTCGTGAGCCCGGCGTAAATATATACGCTCCCACGCAGGATCAGTAGATAGTGTAACACCACTAGCAAAGCGATATGTACGGTCAACTGTATCTAGACTCAGTACCTCTAACCGCGCAGCTGAATAGATGTCCTGATTGCTGCGGCTGGCATAGTTATCTGTATCAGACTCTATGATGTTAAAGAGGGGCCCGACAATAGACCGCGCTGCAGGACTGACAAAGAAGTCAATAGCGGCTAATTTACCTGCGTAAACAGCAGCACCAGGCACGCCATAGCGACTACTATTAGGTTGGCCAGCGTACGTAAACCAGCCTGTTACCATAACCGCACGGGTGGAGTTGAATCCACGTGTAACACTGGCGGCCAGAGAAGGGGTAGTGCGCGGAGGAGCAGCTAATACTGCGATACGAAGGCCATCACTATCACTAGCACGTTCGGCTTCAGTAATAAGAGCCTGCTGAACACCTACGTTAGTAGTGCCCACTAGGAGAATATGCACAGGTTGATTCTCTAGAGTACGGATGATGCTAACATAGTCATCATTAGTTACAGGAGGCCCATCGTATCCATTCTCTAGTGTTACATCCATCAACACATTAGGACCATAAAAGTCCACGTGGGTAGGGTTCTCAACATCAGTCTCACTCTCGTCAAGCGGGGCTAGTCTCAGCGGTGACTGACGTACTAAAGTGGCGTCGTAATTAATCGGGTCGATGGACTTAGGTAAGAAGAAGCCTCGGATAAACTTCGAATCGAGGAGTGCGTTTAATTCACCTGATTCGTTTGTATCCTCTAGTTTAACAGTGTAAACTTCATCAGCGAGAGGCGGGTTGAAGGCACTACCATTTAAGTCTTGTACAGTAAGGCGAAACTCGCTATTACTCACAGGATAGATACTAACCGTAACTTGATTACCCCAGTTACCCTCACTGACTGCTTGGAGGCGCAGGAGAGGGGTACCATTGAAGGTATAGAAATCACGGAATGCACTACGAGGACCATCCAATCCGCCCTGGAATGAAGTGAAGTGAGTAGCGGGATTCGGAATAGTAGTGACTAATGCAGGACTAGTGGTAAAGCCTCTATTAGCAGTGTTATCGTCTGTCGTTACGTAGAACGAGAAGCGATTGCTGATAGAACCAGTGAGAGCGGGCTCTAATTGAATGACTACTCCGTTGTCCTGAACATTACGAGTAATCTCACCAAAGGGCTCCACACCTGCAGAGGCACTGATCAGGCTAGTGACAATCTGGTTAGGTAGGTCGCCGCTAGAGATGGGCACAGAGACTACATACTTGTTAACTCTAATACTCCAGCTATTACCCTCTACTATATTGAGGGCTGCACCGGCTACAGTGCCGAAACGAACTCTGATGTTATTACTAGTTAGTGGGATGAGAATGTTACTAGAACTACCTACACCAGCAGTGATATTAACATCAATATCCGTAGTGACAGCCGCCCAGTTAAGTGGATTCTGACCTAGTGGTACAAATTGCCATTTAATAGTAGCTACACCAGTATTAACATCATCAACACGAAGGAAATATCGGCCACTGGTAGAACCAGTATACGGGCCCTCTGCGGTTACCGTTTCTTTACTATTGACTACAGGCGCTACGGCAGTATTAGTGAGCATAGGCCACACTATATCAGCAGCTGCATCCTCGCGAGCAATGACCTCTCCCACGAAATTGGTGTGGATATTGAGAGTGTTATTAACTCCCGCTACACCAGAGAATGTGAGGGATGCAGAAGCAGAGCGGCCCCGACCAGTAACTCGTACTAGGGCAATGTTAGCATCATTTGGATTAGTGAATTGATCATATACAGCCTGGTACTGTAATGAACCTGGACTAGTGTCGGAGCCATAGCGATAAGCAAAGTCTGAGAAGTTACCAATGTAGGTCAGGAGGTTAGCCGGCCCCCGATTAAATCGATCTATGATGGCGATCCGATTCAATACGTTCGGCCGCGGCAAGGCTAAACCTACATTAGTATCTTGAAATTCTATAAAGGGGGCGCGAGCCATTTATCTATATATCCGTAGGGACTTAGTAGTCTTACCAGTTATTAGATAGACTCAAGTAGGATCTAGTATAATAAATCTCTCTAGGGGTTGTCTTAATCTATCCCGCCATCCCTTGCTGACGTAGCTGTCTAGAGCTATTAATAGACTACCCTGATGAAAGTAGACGTTACCATTGTCCTCCCACTTACTAGTTGAGTAATTACTACTCAGTACCTGTATATTATCGCCTGGTAGCGCTACGCTGTGTTCATTATCGTATAATGCAAGGCGCGTTAGCTCCATGTAGTTACTGATAATAGCTAGTGGAGGACTAATGGCCAGCCTAGCAGTAGATACTATGGGTTCTTGCAGGCGTGGCTCTAAATTATCAGTTATAAGTATAGGACACTCTTCTATATCGAGATCATCGAAGCTAACCTCTTGCATAGAGAACCGTATTATGAAGTTAAAGCAGGCCTGTTCGTAGCCCCCCATTCCTCCCATAGTATGCGGCTTATATACACTACTAACCTCATAACCCATAGAGCTATGGGGTGTGCTAGTCTCCGCTTCGTTATTAGGGAATATAGAACAAACGAGGCCCGGCTGTGTAGCTAGTCCCGCTGCCTGTCTCCAGTACTCTATATTCACTACGTCTCCAGTGACAGGGTGCTTTACTAGTGGGTAGTAGAGTAGAGGGTGATTAGATAAATATGTGAATAGACGGCGGCTGATGTCGTATAGTGAGTTCTCTATCCTGAGATCTGTCATTTTAGTCTCCTGAGACGGTCAAATACATCCTGGAGGCG